AACTTTCGGAGGGTCACTAGATGAACTTTGCTTAAACATGCTTAAACATCGTTAAAGTGAACTAGTGTGACTGCTGAGGAGGATGAGGTGAATTGCCACTTTTCGTTGCAATTCCAACGTTTCTGATGTGGAGTGTGATTATGACTATGTGTGAACCCACTTTTGGCCCAGTTTTGGCCCAGTTTGTAACGCAAAGTGGGCCAGGACTTTTCGTTGGAATTGCAACGTTTCGTCTCGTTTTGGCCCACTTTTGAGGAAAATGGCCAAAAACTTTTTTGAAAAGATGCGTTGTTCTGGAGGCTCTGTCACGGCCCGGATGTGGCGTAGATCACTATATATACTACTCTATCTTTTTTAAAACTTTATAGGGTATATGCTCAAAAGTGGGCCACGACATCGAGATTTCGTTGCAATTCCAACGAAAAGTCCTGGCCCACTTTACTGGGCCATTGGCCCACAAAAGTGGGCCAACCCTCACTGACATTCGGGCGTTGTCACATTCCACGCACACCAGCCCCATCCGTCACTTCCGTACCGTTACCGTTTCGTTACCAAACCGTTACCTAACTGTTACATTACGCCGACAGCGAACAGACCCTAATTCTCTTGCTGAGTAACACCAGCCCCATCCGTCACTTCTTCGCAAAAAACCCTGATCCGTGTGAATCAGGGCGACAGACCTTCTTTGAGGTCACTTGACGGTCTTGGCGACCCTCTTGAAGACGACGGTCTGGGAGAATGCCATCATCGCATACGGGTACTTGTACGCACTGTCCAGAGTGACGTCCCCCCACTGACTGTGCCAGGTCAGGATGCCGTTCTTGAACGAGTGGGGCTCCTCGGCCATCGCCTTTCGGGCCATTCGGTCCTCCAGAGCGATGGCGAGGTTGGCAACGATGTTCTTGCCGGTCCTTCCCTTGGCAATGAGCCAGAGGAGGTACTCCTCGGTGTGGTACCAGGCCATAGCGACGATGTAGTCTCGCCAGAGCGATCCCGTGTTGGGGGTGCCGAAGGCGAAGAGATCGGGCATAGTGGTTCCTTTCAAGTGCAGGTGCTTGTCACTATGGCCCATGGCGAAAACGCATGCCCCGTGTGGGGCATGCGCCTGAGAGTGATCAGTTGAGGGGCTTGACCTCCTCGATGTTCCATCCGTGCAGCATCGCTTCGGTGTCCTCGTCGAGGTTGTACGCAGACACGAGCATGCGCTCGTAGGCGACATAGGCGACCTTCTCGTCCCTCATGTACGCGGGGCGCACGATGGGGCGGAAGAAGACGTCGTCATCCATGTCGGTGAGCTTCATCGCGGGACCGTAGAAGTCCCGAGCGCAAGTCGCGTCCACGAACTCCCTGAACGAGAGGTGGGCGATGTAGTCGGTGCCGGAGAAACGAATGAGGCAGAGCATGATGTGCTCCTTTCTGATAGGGGTATCTCACTATCCCCATGCGAAAAACTCATACCCCTTGCGAGGTATGAGCGAAGGGTCTCAGTTGTACCTGAGGAGCCCATTCACATAGGTGTAGGCCCAGATCTTGCGATGCCGGGGCGACAGGGTGTCCGGGAACGGGACGTAGAAGGGCGCACTGTCACGCCCCTCGGCCACGTCGACGTACGCGCAGTCCTCCGACATGCGGAGGCTCTTTCCGAGCATCCAGCCCGCCAGCGTATTGCAGATGGCGTAGAGGGGCCCGGAACACAGCTTCTTCCAGAGGGGGAGGCGTTCGTACTTGAGCATGGCGCGCAGGGCGCGACGGAGGTCCTTGTCGGTCAGGTTGTACCGGACGATCATGTCTCGGTGGTCGGCACGGCAGGAGCCGCAGAGCCAGTGTTCCATGATGAGGTGTCCTTTCAAGTAGGGGTTTCCTTCACTATGACCCGGGCGAAAAAAGGTAGCCCGTGCGGCTACCGAGCTCGACTCAGGCGTAGGGGTTGAGTGCCATTGAGTTGAGCTCGTGGAGTGCACGGGCCCCTTCCTCTGTGAAGTCACGGATCATGGTCTTGAGCTCCTTCCGGCGCTTGATGCGAAGCACACTGGTCATCTCGAGCTCCTCTCGAGCCGCCTTCGTGGCGGTGGCGAGAGAGTCAAGACGAACGATGAGCACGCAAGCGCGGGGGCTGAGCTTGATGGTGTTGTTCATGATGGTGATCCTTTCGAATTGAGGTTGGTGGTTCACTATCACCTTTGTTAAAATTGTGGTTTCTGTTGCGCGATTGGCAAAAACAAGAGCCCATGCCACGTGTGGGCATGGGTTGAGTCTCAGAGGTTGTTGACTTCCCTCTTCATCTTGGCCAGCTCGAGGCTGAGAATCGCGTAGGGCCACCTCTCCCGGTTGGAGAGGATGAGGGGCTTCACTGGGGTCAGCCACACGAGGCGCCGGTCTGCGGTCCAGACCTTCGGTTCCTTCCTCATCGCGAACTTCGCCAAGAGGTTGAACAGGGTGAAGTAGATGAAGCGGATAGGGGTCTGGAACCGCGCCCGGGCCTGCGTGAGCAGACTCCACAGTTCGCCCTCGTCGAAGTCTCGGGCGAGAGAGGTGACGAAGTCGATCCAGGGTGCGGAGATGACATACATGGGAGTTTCCTTTCTGATAGGGGTATCTCACTATCCCCCATGCGAAAAACTCATACCCCTTGCGAGGTATGAGCGAAGGGTCTCAGAGGTGATACCTGATGAGACCACTGAGGTAGACGTAGATCCAGTAGGATCGCACGAGACGCGAGACGTCCTTGGGGATCGGGACGAAGAACGGGTCCTCGTCCACGAGGACATCCGCGTACACCCCGTCGACGGTCGGGCGGATCCATCCCCGCATCTCCCAGCGCAGCCCCAGCGAGGTGAGGCCGGCCATGAGAAGCAGGTGGAGGTGCCGCCAGTCGTGGCGGGAGTGGCGGAAGTTCTCGAGGAAGAGAACGATGAAGAACTCGTCGTCCCATCCGAAGACCGTCAGCTTGTCCTGAGCGATCCTACGGCGCTCGCTGTCGAGCCAGTGGTTCATGGGAGTTTCCTTTCGAGTAGGGATTCCTTCACCATGCGCCGTGCTGAAACCGCGGGTACCCGCGATCGCTGTGGTTCCGGCTCGCCGACCACACGTTCCCCGGCTGCACCCACTCCCGGATCTCGTCCCAGTCGAACGGGCAGCCGACGGCGTGGATACCCAGCTTCTCCATGGCGCTCATGAAGTTGTTCTTGACCTCCATGGCCCTCCGGATCTCATCGGCGTTGCCGACGCAGTGGGCGGGGCGGAAGTGGACGAAGGACGTCCACCTCACATCGGTGACGGGGAAGTAGTGGAAGACCCCGGTGAGGGCCGCCTCCTCGGCCTCGGTGAGGTAGGCTCCGAACTGACCCGAGTCCGTCCAGAGGTACACGCCGTTGGTCATCTCGTTGTCGCGCATCATGTTCTCCTTTCGCTGTGCGCGGTCTCAGCCCTTCCAGGCCGATTCGTTGAACCTCCCCTTCCTCGCCTGGCAGTCCATGATGGCCCTGCCGATCGACGAGTCGGAGAGGAGTCTGTGGCAGTACAGCGTCCTGTACGCGGTGTTCATGCGGTCAATGCGCCCGAACGCCTGTTCGGCCATCCACCATGAGTACGACGGGGAGTAGAACATGACCGTGTCCGTCGACACGCAGTTCCACGCCTCGCACGACGAGTAGTGCACGATGTGGAGGTACTCGTCCGAATCGGGCACGGGATCGTGCCTGTGCCCGTTGCGCTCGGTGACCGTCCGGCCGAGCTCCTCCCCGATCTCGAGGAGGATGTCCCGCTCGTACTCCCAGGAGTAGAAAACCAGTATCCTGGGCGTCTCAGAGACGATCTGACGGGCTTTCTCCCGCCGATCGTGGGAGGTATTGACTATGCGCTGCTGGACCCTGCAAAGGGCCGCTGCGTCCCTCTGAGGGGCATCCTCGTAGGGGTCCCACCGCTTCTTGGTCATCTTCTCGTAGAACTCTCGGTCGTAATCGCACCAGTGGTCCACGAAACGGCGCTCGGTCGCTCGGTCGTCCCCCATCTCCACGAGCATACGGGATCGCAGTCTCCGCAATCGGGCCTCGTTGACGTACCGCTTGATCTTGGGGTACTTCGCCCATCGGTCCCAGATCACGTGCTTCTCGTAGAAGTCGGTCTTGTTCTCGTACCAGCCGTTGGCGAGGAACAGGGACAGGTAGTCCTTCCACGAGTCCCCGGGCGTCGCCGAGAGCATGATCCAGTCGTTCTTCGAGGAGATCTTCAGGAAGCTCTGAGCCCACTTTCCGGATCCCCTCAGCTTCTGCTCATCGAACACGAAGAAACAGCCGGTCCTGTCCTTCACGTCCGAGATCTTGTTCCAGGAGACCACCTCGAACGGGGCCTCGTAGGCCCCCATCTTGGCGATCTCCGCCTCCCACTCCATGGAGTCCCGCTTCGCCGGAGTGGTGACCACGACGAGAGCACGATCCGGGTGCGCCCTCCGCCAGTAGGCGACGGCCGTGATGGACTTGCCGGAGCCCACCCCGCCCATGAGGACGCACCCGTCGTGCATCTTGTCCAGAGCCTCACGCTGCTTCGGACGCAGCCTCACCCTCGATGGGGGGGTCGTCGGCATTGGCGTACTCGAAGTGATACGTGGGGTTCTTGTACATCCCTCGCAGGGTCTTGCCGACCATGCTGGGGGAGAGGAAGAGGGCCTCCGCCGCCGCGGACTGAGACGGGTAGACGACCCCCGTCTCGAGGCACCTGACCGGCCCCCTGCGCAGACGCCTCCGCTCGGGCGGGTCGCCCTTCTCGCTGGGGGACCAGTCGTCTGGGAGCTCGCAGCCGAAGAGCCTCTCGACGAGCCTCTTGAGGTCGTGCTCCTCCCCGTGGTACTTCACCACCCACTTCCCATCGACCCGTCTGGGGCGGATGTGGCGCGCACCGCGGAGATGCCAGGCCCGCCCCTTCGAGGAGAGGATGACCTCCCCTCCGGCGACGCGCTTGAACTTCTCCTCGCTCATGCTCGGGCCTCGACGGGGGCGAACGCGAGCCCGTCGCCGAGCTCCTCCCCGTTCTTGACGAACGTCGGCTTCCTCCCGTCGTTCCAGACGACGATCCCCCCGTGGTCCTTGACGTGGAGGTTCACGTCGTTGCCGATGACGCCGACGGAGAAGGTCGTGAGACCCTCCTCGTGCGTGATGTACGCGATGTTCGGGTCCTGGGCCATCCTCCGGAGGTCCCCCACGGTCTGAGGGGCGTAGTAGCGCCCCAGCGTCCTCCCGGGCGCAGTGACGACGCGGCAGCTGTACCCGTCGAAGCCGTGGACGTACGGCTCCTCGCTCTTGAAGGACCAGTGGTCCCCGTCCTTGCAGACGACGTCGATCCCGTGCCCGCGGCGGATGTACCGGATCTCGCCCCCGATGAGGATGACCACGACATCGTCGTCCTCGACGTCGCGTCCGATCACGAAGGGGGTCTCGGGGAGCTCGAAGAGATCACGGGCGAACTCCGACGGGGTCTCCTTCTTGCCCCTCCTGAGCGAGAGCGTCTTGGTGGGGTGCCTCTGAATCACGTTGGCGGCGCTGACGCCCCAGACGGAGTTCAGGATCTTCTTGATACGGGTCTCCTCCTCCATCTCGTTCTCGCGCCCGGAGTGGTCGTGCTTCTTCAGCAGCTCCCGGTAAGATCCGATCTCGATCTCCCCGAAGGGGCTGCGGTGGAGCCCGCTGTCGGGAGTCACCTCGAGGTTCTCGGCGATGCAGTCGTCCTCGTTCCCCCAGATGGACACGGTCCCCCTCTCGCAGTCCACTCCCACGAAACCCGTCCAGAATCGCGAGGAGATCTCCCACAGGTCTCGCAGATCGTAGAGGTTGTAGAGGACGCCGCCGGGCTCCCACCCGCTGCGCCACATCTCGCTCTCGGTGAACTTCGCGGACCCCCGCACGAACGAGAAGTGCGCCCTGGGGCTCTTCGAGGGGATCTCCCCCCGCTCATCCAGCTCGACGACGCGCTCCAGCTCGTCACCCGGGCGGATCACCCGGTCGTAGACGGACCTGCGGGTGAGGCACATGCGGTGCTCCTCCTCGCAGAAGACCGAGAGCTCAATGCCCTTGCCGTCCTCCGTCACCTTCCCCGTGGGCATGACGGGCCACTTCCGCATCTCCTCGAGGAACGTCTCGGGGGGGCTATCGACCCCCCAGCTGACGCTGACGTGGTCCTCGGTCGCGATAGCACAGCACTTCATGATGTTCTCTTTTTCCGATCAGTGCTTGTCGAAGACGAACTTGATTCCGAAGCGCTCGGCGAGCTCCTCGCCGCTGCCGGCCGCCCCGGGGAAGACCCCGTGGAAGCCGACGCGGTCCGAGAAGATGAGGACGTCGGAACCGTTGTACCAGGTCCACCGGGCGCCGTCGACGACGATCGTCATGACGCCCTTGGTGGGGTTGATGGTGATCTCGCTCACCCCGCGCTCCTCGTAGAGCCTCCAGAGCTCTCCGAGGTTGACGCTCTGATAGAGGCGCCCCCTGCCTCCGGACTCGGTGGTGTAGTTCAGGACCGCCATGATGTCTCCTTTCCAAGACGGTAACGTGGTCTCTTGATCTTCCCCGCGACGGTCATGCTGACCATCGACGGGCTGATTCGGAGCGCCTCCGCCGCGGCGCACATGTTCTTGTAGACGATACCGGTGTCCAGGTCCTTCACCGGACCCCGGTACTTCCTCCGACCGAACGGCGGCTCGGTCGATGTCGGCGGGGTCCAGAAGAGGTCGAGATCCTCGCCGTGGAGGAGCCTGACCAGGTCGTTGACGTTCCGCCACAGGCCGCCCAGGTGGACGTGCCAATCGAACCCCTTGCCCAGATCGAGCATTCGGGGTTTTAGATACGCGGACGCCCGGACGGACCACACGCGCCCCATGTTCGAGACGTATGCGAGTCCGTCCGGGGTCTCCACGAACACCTCGCCGATCACTCGGTCATCCAGACGAGGTGATAGACTCCGTCCTCCTCCACCATGGCCTGGTTATCGGCGAGAGCGACGTTGTCCGGGTGCTTATACGCCGGGACGATCCAACTGACCCCAGGGAAGATCGTCCACCACCCCTGCGGGCCGACCCGCCCGACGAACCCCACGTCCTCGATCCTCATATCGAAGAGGGCGAGGATCTCCGGGATCTTCTCCGTCTCACTGGCGGGGACGTAGACGGCGATCGTGCTCTCGTCCATCAGAAACCCCACTCGAGGTCCAGCTCGTCCGGCACGACCACGACGATCATCTTGCGGATGTAGCCGCTGACCCCCATGCGGTGGTGGTAGTCGGCGAACGAGACATCGACGCGCGCCACACGGGCGGTGTCGATGTTGCCCACGGTGTCGGCCGTGAGCTTGATCTGCTGGCACTCCCTGGGGTCCTCGCCCGGAGGGCACGGGACCATGCGGATGTCGGGATCGGCGAGACCGCCGAAGGAGCACTTGAGGTTGAGGTAGTGCTCGGGGACGTACTCGACGTCGTCCTTCGGTTTCGTGGTCTTGACCCGGAACCCCGCGTCGAGGAGCATCGCCGCGTTCTCCTCGTCGAGGACGATGTTGCAGTTGGGCTTCTCCCCCTTGGGGTTGAACTGACTGGGCGCTCCAGTGAAGTTCGTCGCGAAGATGAACCTCGTGTTCTTAACGGTATACACAGTCGCCATCAGCGGTTCCTTTCGATCGTGGTGTTGAGGATGATGTGGATGAGGATTCCGGCGACGCCGAGGCCGATGCAGGCCCCGATGAAGCCGTGCATGAGCCAGCCGAGGCTCATGCAGAACGCGATTGCGCCGACTCCGAGGAGAAGGGCCGAGATCATCACCAGAAGGACGGACGTGGTCACCGACCGCCTCATGGGGCGTGCGGCCCCCTCCTGGAGGAGGATGGCGCCGATCGTCATAAGCACGAGCTCGCCCAGGAGAGCGAGAGGATGAAGCATTGCAGTTTCCTTTCGTTCGATCGTATGAGATACCCGCCCCGAAAGGCCCATGCACCGGGTGATGCATGGGGGTTGAGAGTCACTTGCGGGGGCTGTGAGAGTCGACGATAATGACGTTACCGCGGACCGCCTCTCGGACGGCCCTTCCTCTCTTGCCCATGAGGACAATGGAGAAGAAGATGCCGACGAAGAAGATAGCGGTCTTCGCGATAGCCATGACGAAGTCAATCATTGGAGTTCCTTTCGGGGTGGGTATCTCACTATCCCCCTTGTTAAAATTGTGACTCTAGCGCTGGCGCATCTCCCTCACGAAGATCCAGATCAGCCAGAGGCCGCCTGTGATCGTCGTCAGGATGGCATCCCCGACGAAGTTCCAGAATCCGTATCGGCGCATGTCTCTTCCCTTCTTCCGCCGTTGATGAACTCATCGGCGTCCCCGTATTTGGAGATCGCCGCGTACGCGTCGTCCAGGAGTTTCTCCGCGTACCTTCTGTCGACGAAGGACATGGGGTCCCTGTCGCTCTCGTCAGCGTACCGCTCGACCACGGCGCGCTCCTCCCACAGATATCCCTTCGCCCCGGAGGCGGAGACGAACTTCTCATCCCGCTTCACCACGAGAGCGCCGCCTCCGCCCTCCTCGTTAACCGGGATGAACTCTCCGACCCGTCCGACGAAGCGCCTGTCGGGCGCCTCCTCGGTTCCGTGGTCGATGTAGAATGTGCCCTTGATCACCTGCTTCTTCTCGATGAAGTCCTCAAGGCGATCCGGACGCCCCTCGCACAGGTGGTTGTACACGTAGGGCTGCTGGAACTGGGCACCCGTGGCGTGCCAGCCCGTCTTGTCGTGGGCGAGGTACACTGCCCGGTTCACGAGGCACATGCGGTCGTACGTGGTCTCGTGCTCGAACGTGTACCCCCACTTGCGCCCGTATTCGTTGACGAACTCGATGATCTCCGGAGTCGCCTCCGCGATCTTGATGGAGTCCGTCTTGATGTGGACGACGATGCCGCCCCGCTCCTCGACGGCGTGCTTGAGGTCGATCATGAACAGGGCCCCCCGCTTCGCCACGATGTTGTCGGGGTTGTTGGCCGGGTCCATGCCGTTGCAGCGCGTCGGGAACCTCGCGGAGGTGAGCCCGTACACGCTGTTGATCGCTATCTTCAGAGAATATGCGAGAGCCTTCAAATCGCCCTCGAGGAAGGGCTTGAGAGCCCCGTCGAGGGCCTTTCCGGCCGCCTCCATATCCCCGTGCTTGATCGCGATTCGAGCGTCCACAATCGCCTTGAAACGTTTCGTATATGTGTCTCCGAACACATTCATGGCGATGAGCGAGTGCGGGTGCATCGACGCGATGTCGAGCAGTGCCACATTGCTGTAGATGCCCGGTTTCGCGTGGACGTACCCTCCCTCGCCCGGATCCTCTCCCCGGTACGATGACTTCCCGTAGGAGAACTCGTATCCCGGGAAGTCCTTCGAGAGGTCCCGGTGGTGGAATGCCGGATGACGGTCATTCCCGAATATGATCTGCTGGGTGCACTGGTTGGTCGTGTGGTTGACCGTGAGGCCCGCCACCTTCGCCAGCACCTGCCGCGCCTCCCAGTCCGCCTCGAGATGGTGGAACACCTCTCGAGTGGCCCGCACGTCGTTGGCGCAGTACTCGATCACGTTCTGGAGAATATCGTCGGGCACGGGCTCGTCCCAGGGATGGTCCATCTCCTTGTGCGGGAGCCCGAGCTCGATCTCCCACGCCTTGAGGGACTGCTTCTTCGTCGAGAAGTCGTACACGTCCGTGTACGACAGGTTGTACGCCTCGATGAAGGTGGCGTTCCTGTCGTTGTGCACGAGTCGCTGCGACAGCCGGTAGCACGACGCCACGGACTCGCCCAGATACCGGGCGTAGATCACATGGTTGTCGTACTTGCGGTTGTTGAAGCCGACGAGCTTCTTCTGAAGGAGCCTCTCGATCTCCTCCTTGGAGGGGTTGACCATGGGGACGACCTCGGCGCCGTCCCGATCGACCATCCAGCAGACGAGGAGGAGGTTCGGGTAGACCTCGATGTCGAAGAACACGATGTCGTCCGTGCTCGTGTTCTCGATGGGCTTCGAGGCGTATTCCCCCTTCTCCACGTCCTTGCTGCGCAGCTTGAGGCGCATGAGGATCTTGAGACACTCCTCCTTCTGGTTCGTGGACTTCATGGCGAACCACATGATCTTCCCGCGCATGTCCGAGACGTCGTACGAGAGATCGCTGTTGTAGGCGTCGTTGAGGATCTTCTCGATGAAGTCCATCGACGGTTTCGTCGCCGGATGAATCTCCTTCCTGAGGTTCCGGATGATCAGTTCGCGCAGCGCCCGTTCGCTCTTGACCTGCGCCTGGTCGAGCACCTGCTTCTTCTCCTTTCTCGGCAGCGCTCCCGAGGAAAGAGTCGCCACCGGCATGCTGTTGCACCCGTTGAGCATCCTCCGAAGGCTCGCCCGTCCTCGGAAGGTCTTGATCTCGATCCCCTCGGAGTACTCCGGCGAGAGCTCCGAAATATCGCCGGAGTAGGTGTAATGCAGATGGATGCCGGCGCCGCTCTTGCTGAACTCCGCGTAAGTGGGCGGGAACCGACTCGCGGCCTCCAGGTTCAGAGCGCGATCCTTCTCCCCGTTCTCTCCTCGAATATCGAGGTCGATCACCACGTGGTCCAGTGGCGGCCTGACGAAATGAAGACGATGCGGATCGAGCTCCTTCAGAGTCGTCCCGACGTCGTCCCATTTCGTGGTGGGATTCCCGTCATCGCCCGCGTACTGTGCCGGGCGATCGGCGAGAATATCATCCAGTGCGCCCTTCTCCTCGTCGAGGGAGAGCCAGTACTTCTCCTTCGCGAGCTCGGGCGTCTTCTCCCTGCCGTTGAACTTGTCGTCGCGGAATCCGGTGTAGTAGTTCCGAATGCGCTCGTCCCCGTCCCGGTAGCGCTCATGGAACTCCCTGAAGTAGTTCTTGAGCTCCTCCCGGAACCGGTACTTCGGCATACGGTACTCGACCAGCGCCTCATCGCAGTACTTCTTGTAGAGGTCGTACGCCCTCTGCAAGGAGACGCCGTCCTGAATATCGAACTGCACGTCCTCCACGAAGTTGTAGAAGACGTCCGTTTTCAGGATCATCTCCGTAGGGCGGTACGGGTCGTAGTAGTGGGCGCCCATCGACCGGAACACCTCCCGGCAGTGATACGCGATCGCCCCGAGCTCCTCCGGGATCCTCCTCTGAATCGCCATGTACTCCTCAGCGGGCAGGCGGCGTCCGCTCGGAGTCACGTCGATGAGGCGTCGGATGATACCGCTCTTCGCGTCCGTGATCTTCACCGGTCGGTTCGTCGCCATCCAAAGGAATGCGTTGGCTCGCGCCGAGTAGGACGCCTTGTACTTCTCATTCATGATCATCTCCTCGTGGGAGATGATGCTGTTGAGCTTGGTGTTGTCCTCGATCCGGGAGAGATCCCCGTCGTGCTGGATGGCTACGAGGGGATTGGTGCGGAACACCTCAGTGGCGAACGCGTTCTGCGACGACCCGAGGGCCTTCGCGTCGAAGGTCGTGCAGTAGCCCGCGAAGAGCTGCTGCACGATGTTGAGCACCGTCGACTTCCCCGCCCCGGCGGAGCCGTACAGCACGATGAACTTCTGAATATCCTTCGAGGCCCCCTCCACGATCGAGCCGATGCACCACTCGATCTTGGTGCGCTCGTCGGGATCGTAGAGGGTCGACATGAGTTCGTCGTAGGCGGAGATGTCCCCCACCTCCAGGGCGTACGGAAGCCGTCGACTGGCGTACGTCGCCCTGGAGGTGGGGGTGTTGGCGAAGACGAGAAAGGAGTCGAGGTCGATCGAGCAGTCCCCGACGTTCTTGAGGAACGATTGGAACTTCATCCAGTGGCCACTGGAGAAGTCGCTCAGGAGCTCCCCGACGACCGGCGTGTCGTCATCGAGCTCTCCCCGGAGACCCTCAACCGTCCTCAGAATATCCGCGTCCACAAAACGAGCGACGTCGTACTCGTCCCGCGACCACAAACCCTTCTCCTCGTCCCATACCGCGTAGAAGGACTTCCCCCGAACCATCAGGTCATTCGAGCGACCCACCCGATAATCGGGGTATACGGCGATCGTGCCGTTCTTCCGCTTGCGCGTGCGCAGCGAATAGAAGTCCATACGCGTTCTCCTGCTAGTCGTCCAACCACGCCATCGCCTGATCCCACAGCGGGATCTTCCGCATGTCCGTGATCAGAACATCGTCGATGTAGTGCTCCCGGGTGATCCTGAAATATCCCCCGCTTCCGTCCGCTTCGTAATGCATAGCGGCGATCTCGTGCACGCGCCTCCGGACCTCCCTCACTGCGAGGGGGTTCTCGAAGGCGCTCTCGTCGTACTTCTTCAGTCCCGCGTTCCGCAGCATGGACCAGAAGTACCAGAGCGGATCGGATCCGTCATCCGCCTCGTACAGGCGGAAGGCGAAGACGTACAGAACCTCGAGAACCGACGGAGGTTCGAAGATCTGCACGCCCTTCTCCTCACGGAAGTAGAGGACGTCATCACTGCGGTTCCGGTCACCGAGGTTGCGCGACCGGAACGGTTCTCCGGCGAGGATCTCGAGAAGGGTGATGTGGTCGCCACGGGGATCGACCGTATCCAGGATCTCCTCGTAGTACTCGACCTCGTCATCAGTCATACCACGCCTCCCCGTACTCGTCGGGGACGATCATGACACGAACCGGCGTGTCCTGCCCGTTCTCCCCGATCTCGGCGTAGCGCGCCTCGCTGTCCCCTTGGAACCACTGCGCGAGGAACGCCCGCAGTGCCGGCTTCTCAGCCGAAATATCCTGTTCGTCCTCATCGTAGAGGGTGTCGCTGGCGGCGTCGTACTTGACGTCCCACTCCCCATCTCCGACGGGCTCGTTGGACGAGTTGATGAACTCGTAGTCCTCGATCGAGAGACCGTCGATGTCGGTCAGGGTCTCGATCTCGGACGGCGGCTCGTCGGAGGGGGCGTACTCCTCGACCAGAGCCTTGTACTCCTCAGGAATCTCCTCCTTCGGAGGATCGACGTCCGCCATCCCCTCGCAGACGAGCTCCTTCACCTTGGGCGACTCCTCGAGGAGCGTGAGCCGGGCCTCAAGGGCGGCGATCCGGTCGTCGTGATGCCACGTGAGCTTCTCGTTCTCCTCGAGGCGCTTGGGAATATCCCGCATGACGGCGACTGCGGCGCCGACGCCCGCGGCGACCCCGATGAGACCGGTGACGATGAGCTTCCAGGGCATGTCACTTCGCCTCCGCTGTGATCAGGTTCGAATCGGCATTGAAGGCGAGCTCCCACCACACTCGCGGGTCGGCGTCCTCGAGCGGCTCGAACCGCCGCTCGATCCCGAAGTCCACGACGTCGTCCTTCAGCCATCCCATGACGGCTCCGAGACGAGTCCTCGGCATGCCGAGCATGTCGTAGACCTCATTGAGGAAGAGGTGCCCATACCGTTCGAGCCGGTCATTCGCGTAGTGCTCCATGCTCTCGAGGAAGAGCTCATTGGTGGTCTGCGAGTCCGTCCAATTGGGGTTGGACGGCATGAAAGCCCAATTGTGGACGTCCTCATCGGGCAGCACGTGGCGCATGGCCTCCCGCATATTGGCCTTCACCTCCGGGTGGGTCTGCGGGTTGTTGCCATCCGGGTCGGTGATCTGCTGGTACTTCTCCAGCACGCCGACCTTCGAGGACGCGAGCGCGAGGGCGCTGGACAGCCCGGAGATCCGCTGGAGCATCATGCCATGCCCCGCGGAAATCATGGCGATGCCCGCCGCCGTGAGGACGATCGTGGGCGCGTAACGACGAGCGGTGTTGATGATGAGCCGCCACTTGGCGGCGTCCCGCTTCTTCTCGTCCCCCTCGCCCTCCGCGAGGGCGAGGTCGGTGATGGCGGGCTCACTCACCTCCTCGTAGTACCTGAGGCTCTCCTTGACGGCGGTGACCGTCGCGCCGATCATGGCGCAGACGCCTCCCGCGGTGAGGATGGTGGGCGCGTTCCGGACGAGGAAGAGGGATGTGATTCCGATGCCCTTGGCGAGGGTGACCGGGAGTGACATGGTGTGTCCTTTCGTGAGAATATGACGTGTTGGACGGGGCGCCCACGATCTCTCGCAGGCGCCCCGTCATTCGGTTATCGTAGGAACTCGGGCTGCGGCAGGTCGATGACGAACCCGCCACGAGAGCGTCGCACACCGGCGAAGCTGAGATCGCGCCAACCCCATCGCTGATCGACGGGCTTGACGCTGACACCGCTCTTGTCGTACAGGTCACCGAGGGTGACGGTCCCGTACTCGGAGATGGCGTCGATCAAATATCGCAGGACGGCCCCCGCGTCCTCCCTCGAGGAGTACTCGAGATCCTTGTAGGAGGGACGCTCGGACGAGGGTGCCTGCTGCTCCTGCGCGGCGCGGGAGGGCGTGGAGAAGGACGTGTAGTTCGTCCGCTCCGTCCAGCCTTCCCGGCGGCGGATGGGGACGACTCGTCCTCCGACCGGGGGCCTGTTCCCCGCCCGGTCTCCGTAGATCGCGCGATCCACGGCGCTCGTGGCCGTGGTGGCGATGAGGTCCTTGATCTCCGGAAGCAGGACGTCGAAGAGGACGTACGACCCCAGTTCGACAAGGGAGGAGGCGAAGACGCCTCTGAGGATCCGCTTCCCCGGAGAGGTCACGACGCGCGCCCTCGCAATGGGTGCGTCATCTTTCTTCGGAGAAACGGACTCGACCGCCCTTTCGATCTCGCCGTCCCCAGGGCGGATGGGGACGTCGCCGCTCACTTCCGCGCCTCGAGGAGGCTACCGACCTGCTCGCGGGCCTCACGGGGGACGATTCCCGTGACGAAAGCGACGGCGTTCTCCCTCTTCGAGACCAGGTGCTCGAGGAGGGCGTCGAACACGGGCGAGGTCTTGAACGCCGCCCGACGGGCAGGGTTCTTGGTGACGCGGTTGCCCGCCTTCTCGCAGTAGGCCGCGAGGGCGAGGGATGTGATCGCCTTGACCACCTGGAGGTCAGTCACGGTCTTCTCGTTGAGGGCCGCGAGCTGGTTGAGGAAGGAGTCCTCCTCCCCCATGGCGAGCATGACCTCGGCCTTGGTGAGGTTGAACAGCAGCTCCTCCTCGATCTCACGGTCGTCGTTGAAGGGGTCCTCGTACTTCACCTTGACTCGGTACACTTGTGTCGTCCTTTCGAAAGGCCCATGCACCGGGTGATGCATGGGGTTGAATGGTCAGTGGTTCAGTGCCGCTTTTGCGGCCTCGATGGATTCCTCGACCTCTCCTGCGAAGGAGAGGAGTTCGCGTTCGGTGGGCTTGCTCACGGCGATGCCGGCGCACGCCCCTCCGGTGAGGAATACTGCGGTCATCAGCATTCCCGCTGGGGGGCAGGCGGCGGTCAAGGCCGTGGACACGGCGATGCCGGTTGCGGTCGACCCGACCTTGCAGAGGAGGCGGGGGATCCAAACGTGGTTCGGGCGCATGGTGAATATCACCTTCCTTTCACCATGAGGCGAGTGAAAACCCCGACACCGTGCGATTGACGGTGTCGGGGGTCGGTCACTCCTCCTCGTCCTCCTCGTAGGCGTCGTCGGTCTCATCGGGGTCGCTCCCCAACGCGCCGATGAGGGCGAGGGCTCCGATCGTGCCGCCCACGTACAACGTGAAGCGACCGACCGCCTTCGCCGTAGCAACGGTGCGGGGGTGGGAGCGAACCCATCCGTCGACGCGCTCACCGAGGGTGGGCGCAGCAGTAGTGGCGACCTCCTGACCGGTAGTGGTCGGGGTGTCGGGGTTCTGGTTGTCGGACATTGGAGTATCCTTTCGGGTAGGTGTGTCCTTCACTATGGGTTGTGTGAAAATATCAGCCGATCTTCCACCACTGCGGGCGCGGCGGAGTGATGAAGTCGAGGGAGACACAGGGCCTGCCGTCCCTCGAGATGGCGGCGACGGTCTGCACCTCGACGAGGGGGCCGCCGATGGCCCATCCGAGCTCGTCACCGGACGAGACGGTCTCGAGCCCAACGCGCTCGTAGAACTCGTTGAGGGAGATCGCGTCGCCGTGGATGAGCGCGTGGTTGACCGAGTTCACGGCCTGGTCGACCCTGTTCTTGTCGGCGGTGAAGTACCTTCCGGTGAAGGCATCCTGCCAGAGGATATCCCCGTTCCCGACGAACAGGGCGCCGGAGGGCGGCTCCCCGGCCGCGATGGAGTCCTTCGCGGCGAGGGAGCGCACCTCGTTCCGAGCCTCCTCGGGAAGGGCCTCGACGGACCTCTGAAGCCTCTCGTGAGAGGACTTCATGAGCCCGAGGGCGCTGACGAGCGACGCCTGGCGGACCAGGGAGATCTTCGTCCCCCCGATGACGCAGGCGATAGTGAGGATGCCCGTGATGGTGGCCGGCGCATAGCACTTCCACCGGGCGCGGAGCATGTTGTACAGCGTCTCGCCCCGGCTCTCGCCGAGTTCGTACCGCACCTCCTGGGCTGCGAGGTGTCCCTGTGCCGCCTGAACGGCGGTGACGCCGACGCCGATGACCGCCAGTCCCGCGAGGATCTGCGGGGCGTGGCGGCCGATGATCTGAATGGCCGGTCGGATGAACATGTCGTCAGTACCTCCTGAGCATCATCTGTCCGCAGGGCACGGGCTCGTCGGCGCGCCCCGCCCTCTTGACGCAGTCCTCGATGTTGGCCATGGCGGTCGCCAGGAAGATATCCCGGGGGACCGAGATGTCGATGCAGGGGTACCCGCCCATCTCGGAGCGGTTCACAACCCCCCACATGGCATTGGGACCGTAGTACTTCTCGATGCGGATCTGGAACTTGTTGCGATCCTGGATCGCCCCGTAGTCGAAGATGAGCCTGATGCCGGTGATGTCGTAGACGCCTTCGGTGTTCATGATCAGCGGTCCTTCCTGACGACGGTCGCACGGACCATGTTCTTGTAGTCGAACTCGGGGAGGAGCATGAGGGTGTTCTTCTCGGTCAGGGCCTTCTCGAACTCGGCCCTGGAGGGCTTGTCCGGGAACTGGATGATGAGCTCGTAGGCGGTGGGCATTGGTGTTCTCCCTTCGAAAGGCCCATGCACCGGGTGATGCATGGGGAGACGTGTATCTCACTATGGGGTGAGTGAAAATATCACAAGATCCGTACCCCTTGCGGAGCACGGAGCGGAGGCTACGGCCTCTTGTTGTCGGAAACGAGCCAGATCAAGACGAGCAGAAACGCCAGGATCTCGAGCATGGTCCCTCCTTTCTAAGAGGTGTGTATCTCACCATGCGCCGAGAAAAATATGGTCCGAGTGCCCATCCCCCCTGCGACGTTGTTGTCGGACAGGGGGGATGGGGTGAAGAATCAGATCCTGATCTTGCTGATCAAGCTGAATGCCTTGCTGGTGAGGACCGCCCACTTCTCCGCGCGAATCACGAGGAGGATTCCCGCAATGGATCCCCCTGCGCTGATGACCACATTCGGGTCGATCTTCTCAGAGAAGCGCTTGACGCGCGCCTCCTTCTTGAGTCTCTCGACCTCGGAGAGGTTACGGAGCAGGGAGGTGTACCGCTCGGACGCGGGATCCCCGTCCTCGGACATATTCATGCGGATCTCGCGGGCGAGGTCCTCGTAGCTAGGGCTGTCGTCAGTCATGATTTCTCCTTTCGTAGACTGACTCTTCACTATGCGACGCGTGAATATCCCCTAGACGTGGGACTTGATCACCCGGAGGGTGATCGTCGAGGGAAGGCTCTCGGGATCCTCCTTAAGTGCGGCGCTCACCTCGGCCGGCGCTTCGACACGGGGGTCGGTCACGACATTGAGCACCCCGTCTGTCGGCGGGGTGTACTTCGCACTGGAGACGCCCAGAAGCGCCCCCAGGAACGTCGTGAACGCCGTGATGGTGGCTGCGATCGCCTGCGCATTCGGGATGTTCCACAGCGGGGCCAGCGCGAGGAAGAAGGTCGCGAACGCGGGGAGTGCCACGAGCGCAACCCACTTGAGGGTGTCGTATGTCTTGTTCTTCATCCGATGTCCTTCTTGTAGTCCGGATAGATGGGCAGGTGCTGCACTTCGAGAATGACGCGCTCGGCGAGGCCGTTGCCGCCCATGCTCTGGTACGGCCTCGCGAGGTACTCCATGAAGTCCTCGTACTCGTCTAAAGTCAAATATCCACGTCGAATATACCCTTTCCCGACGTGGACGACCCGATCGTGCGCGAGGCCGCGTATCATCTCCCGCGTGGCGCTCCGGTCGCTCGTCCTCCTCGTAAGCCAGGCCCAGAAGCCCGAGGAGGCGAGAACCGAACCCGCCACGGTGAGTATCAGCTCGATGTGATGTGGGAGCAATAGAATATCACCCCTTTACCGCCGCGATCGGATAGCACGCGGCCGATGTCGTGACGCCTACCGCGGAGATCGAACCATTGGTCCCGACCACCGACGCGTAGTTCTTGTTGTACACGTAATTCAACCAGTGGTTCGACAGCGTGTTCCTCCAGTCCGGCTTCAGAATGAAGAGGGGGAGAATCATGGTGTCGTTGAAATAGTTGATCGTGTAGTTGTCGCGGATGATCGCCCCGACCCCGGAGGTAGAAACCATCGGGGGCTGCATCAAACTGACTAGAACGTTCGCAGTGGAGACGTTGTTCGGGATGCCGACGCCATCATCGAACCCCGTCGTATAATTATGCGAACGACGCATGAGCTTATCGGATCCGAACACATCTTTGAACCTGTTGAGCCCGACGGTTTCGATGGTGTCCGAGATGATGGACGTGTTTCGAACGTTGCTCATCGGACCGGTGTTGAATCGAACGCTGTTGAACAGGTTCTGAGCGAGAACCACGATATGGTTGTCCGTAATCCCGCTCTGCCCGAGCCAGTAGTTGAATCCCGCGACCACATACCGGACATTGTTTCGAAGCCAGTAATCCCCGATCCAAAGATCCGTGAAAGAACCGTCCTTGATGGCGCGCTGCTGCGCGGTGCTCATCGTCTCTCCGAGAAGTCTGCCTCGGAACAGGATGTTGTGGAGGGACGGCTCGGTCCCGAATGAAGCATAGCTCAACCCTGCGAACGGCACGCTTTTGACGTCGAACGCCCTGTTGATGAACGTCACGGCGGAGGCGCTGTCTGGCGTCTCCTGAGTGATGTTGACGGGATCCCATTTCCTCAAGAGCGTCGCCACGGACTTCTTAAGGGTCGCGAGCTCCACATTCGCGTCGGGCGGATTGAGGGCGGCCTGCTTGACTCCGGAGAACCATTCCTCCCACTCCTTCCGGATGTCGGCGAACACCTTGGTGGTGTCGATTCGAGTAACCGGGGCGACAACCCACGGGCACGCCGACCCGCCTCGATTGTCACGGATGACCGTCGCGTCGATCGAAGAGGCGTTCGCCTTCACCGTGATCATGGCGATAGGGTACTGGTGAAGCGTGTCCGTGTTCTCGCCTTCGGGGGTCACCGGAGCGGACGACGGCACTCCGGTGAGAATCCTCAAACGCGCATAACGCGCCTCCACGGCCTCGTTGACTTCGATGCACACCGTGTCGATTCGCGAGTACGTGTTGTGCGCGTCATTCAATCCGAGAACGAATGTCTCATCGCTCTCGTACCACCTGTGATTGAACCAGCATCTTCCGGACCCGACCTTGACCGACAGACCGGGCCCGGGCGATACGGCGAACGCCTCCTTGTAGTTGGCGAACACACCGTCACGGATGATGCCGTCGAACATCCTTCCGATGTCCTCGGCGTTATACCGTCGGTCTCCGTTGACGCTGTTGAAGAAACCGCTCTTCTGTCCCATAGATCCTCACATTCTCAATCCTGGAGTGCCTTTGACGCCGCTCTGATCGAACGTCCAAGTGTATTCGGCCACCAGGGCCTCCATGGGCGGAACCTCCAGGAACCTGGCGGAGCGAATATCACTCTTATCGGCGTACGGCACCCAGGTGAACAGAGTCCCGAGCTCGTAATCCCGCCCGTATTTCAAACGATCGCTGATGGTCGCAGGCGTTGTCGCCACCGTTTTGATCTTGGATTGCGACTGGATGATGCGTTTCGCCTGACCGTCGTCGTTCGGGGTTCCTATCTGCGACCAGACATCGGTGGCCCGGCTGAGAGTGGCCATCGCCTCCTGGTACCCCATGCCGTCGATCGTGTACTTGATCACCTTCTCCACGCGATTCCAGCGATGGACGTTGCTCTCGTTGTACGTCGGAGAGCGGTATGTGGTGGTCCCCACGACGCGATAGTCGTTGTACACCGCGCTTCCCGGAGTCTTGGTCTCCTCGATCTTCGGGACGATCACGAAAGCCGCGTTGGCGTACTCAGAGGTGGAGATGCCGAACTCCAGCGACTCGATGGCGTCCGTGAAATCCGGAAGAGTCGGCGGTGCGATCACGGGTATGAGGCTGAGTGTCCAGTGATTCCGCTGAGCCCCGTCGGTGACGAGCTTGAAACCGTGTCGCTGACGGAACGGGTTCTTCCGAGAGCACGACGCCTTCATGGCATCGAGAACCGTGTCTCCGACCTGAAAATCCAGGTTGTCGACTCGAAGCCACTCGTCGGCTATGGCCGGGTCCTTGACCAGCGACAGGTACTGCAAGAGACTCGAATCGTTCAACTCGTATTTGATGAGGTCGAACAGAGTCTTCCTGAGGTTCGCCTTCGGCGCCCATATCCAACCCATAGGGCCGATCGTGACCCTCCGGAATGACAGGAGGTTCTCCACCCCCCGGTAGTTGAGGATGACCCTGGGCTCATCATGCTTCACCACGACGCGAGAGGATTCGAGGTTCATCACTCGATCGCTCTCGGAGAAATGGAGATAGTGTCCGTTCGGGTAATTCCTCGCATGAAGGGCCAGCGGCCAATACGAGATGGGGAGTTCCAGATGGGCTTCTCCGACGTCGTCGAACCTTTCGGTCCACGACGCCGAATAGTAATCGTCCAGGATCAGAGTGTCGTTCTCATGCGATCCGGCGGCGGTCCAACGGGTTCCGAGTTCGATCATGAACATCGTCAAATCCCCCGATACTTGTTGTTGTACGACAGAGTGACCTCCGCGCTCTTACCGGATTGAAGAAGGATGCGATAGCGATTCTCCCCGGGATACAGAATGGGCCATGATCCCTGATCCCAAGCGGTCCACGCCATATCGGTCTTCGTTCCCCGATACTCGTAATACGCGTACCGGGAACCCGAGACCGAGGAGATTACGATCTTCCCGCCCTCTTTGTACAGTCCGGTGGGATTGCCCACTTGAACGTAGGAGCCGCGAGGGCCCTCGAAGCGAACATACCCACCGGGATCGCCCTTCAGACGTATGGTTGTGACCATGCCCACGGGAACGTCTCCGCGGTATTCCACCACTCCGTAAGACTCGTCGAGTATCGTCCCGAACTCGATCTCGTCGGCGTATGTTGGATTCTCGAAGGGGAACTCGAAAGACTTGGTCTGATTGGAGAGCAATGCGACTTCGCTCATCACGGAGTTGGCGTCCGTATAGAACGGATCCGGACACAGAATACTGACGACGTACGTGGAGTTGGCGCTGAAAATATCCGGTTCGAAGGACTCGACGTAACCGAGAAGGTAATACTCTCCGTAATTCGTGTCGAAGACCAGAGACAGTTCCTCCTCCACGTCGAATGTCCGGTATAGACCTCTTCGAATCTTCTCCACGTCGTCCCCTTGCGGAGCCAGCGTGAATACGACGTTCCGGGTTCCCACACGCGATCCGTTGTAGTACCCGCCCGATTGGGCCCCGTAATTCGTGATGTAGATATCACTCTTCACGGGGCCCAATCCGTCGATCTTCAGGATCACAACGTCTGAGCCCCACGCGTCTCGAAGAGGGATTCGAAGAGTCGATCCGTTCTTCGATCGGATCGTGACCGCGTTCAGCATGTTTCTCCTTCATTCGACTCCGAGCCGGCTGACCAGGTTCTTCGTCTGTCTGTAGATCTGCGCCTCGGAAAGCTCCTCCGGGGAGTAGTTATTCTGAGTGAAGTTCACCACTCTGTTGGCGGGCCGATCCTCCGGAGAGGCTTCGGCGTTCGCTCCGTTGGAGGGAAGCGACGCGGACATCCTGGCGCCGACGTCGACCATGTCTCCGCTCATGGCCTCAAGGCCCTTGCGCGCCTCGGTGAGATCCACCACGGGAACGATCGTGGGCTGGAAGGACGAGAACTCCGCGTCGAAACCGTCGGCGAGAGCGCGGTTGAAGCCGTCCTTCGCATTCTTGGCGGCCATGACCGTCTCGTCGACGAAGGCGTCACCGTTTTCCTCGATGCCCTTAGCGGCGCCGAGCATGACGTTCTTGCCGACCTCCGCCATGAGCTTCGAAGGAGACGCGATTCCGAAGAACGACTTGACGCTCTCCCACGCGCCCTGGCAGAAGCTCACGATCTTGTCCTTGATCTTGTGCCCTGCGTTCCCGATGCCCTTGACGATACCGCCGATGATGTCGCCGCCGATCTTGAGAAGGTCCTTCCCGGAGTTGACGATGAACCTGGCGATGGCCCGGATCAGCTTGCCGATGGCCGCGCGGAGGCGGCCCTCGTACGTGTCGATCGCGTTGGCCAGTCCTTCGATGAAGGAGATGATCAGGTTGAACGCGGCGGCGATGACGTCTCCGATTCGACTGGCGATTCCGTTGATGAACGCGAGAATCAGATTCACAGCGGCGTTCACGAAGTCCGGAGCCCGTTGCCCCACAGCCACCAGCAGGGCGATGATGATGTCGATGGCGGCGGCGACGATCTTCGGGATGTACTCCACCAGCACCTGGATCGCCCCGTCGAGAAGCGCTCCGAGGGCGGCCACTATGGACGGCATGCTGGCGACGAGCGCCTCGCACAGGGCGATGATCAAAGCGGCGATCGACTGAGCGATCGTCTCCCTGTTGTCGATGATCGACTGGAGAATTACCATCAGACCGTCCATCACCGCTTTGGCGATCGTCGGGATCGTGTTCGCCAGGAGCACAATGCCCCCCGCGAGAGCCGCGAACGCCGGAGCACCGACCACCGCGATGGCCGCGAGAAGGGCGGTGATGGCGGTCAGCAGAGCAGCCACGCCGATGATCGCGAAGCCGATGGCCTTAATGGCGGCCACCAGGACCAGGAATCCAGCGGCGCTCTTCCCGGCGAGGAATCCAGCGGCGATGATGATACCGAGCCCCGCCGCCAGACCGATAAGACCGAGGGCCAGAGCCTGCCACGGCATAGACCCGAGAATCTTGAGGCTGCCGGCCAGCAGGACGAGCGACGCGGCCATGAGAGCCATCGTCTTCGCGCCCGCCACGTTCCCGTTCATCATCGACGATGCTATGACTATCTCCGCCAGAACGGCGCCCATGGCGATGATCCCCTGAAGGGCCACCTGCCATGGAAGCAGACCGAGGGCGATGATCGCGGTCGATGCTATTTGGAGGGCCGCAGCAGCGGCCACGAGACCCAGGGCCGCCTTCGGCTTGACGTCCCCAGCGAGGCGGGCGAGAAGGCCGAGTTCGGCGACCACCGCACCCATGACGATGATCCCCTGAAGGGCCACCTGCCATGGGAGCAGACCGAGTTGGACGAGCACCAGGGCCGCGACCTGCATGGCGATCGCCATGGCAAGGAGATTCAAGAACGAAGTGCTCTTCATGTCCCCTGCGAGGAGGGCGATGGCGATCATCTGAACCGAGATCAGCAGCATGAGCGCCATGCCCTCGAGGGCCTCCTTCAGACTCAGGTTCCCCAGAATCTTGAGGGCCAAGCCGACGAGGGACAACGATATGGCGAAGGCGATCAGCGTCAGTCCGGCCGAGGGATTGATCTTGATCCCGTTGAGCCCCTTCGCCGTCGCGATGAGGGCTCCGGTGACGACCACCAGTGCCCGAAGGGCCTTGAGCATCTCGTCCTCGTCGAGGGAGCCGAGAAGCTTCGCGGCCAACGCGACCAGCAGGATGCCACCGGCGATGCTGATGAGGGACGTGGCCATTAGTGCCAGCGCCCCGCCGGCCTTGAGGTCCTTGGCTATGCCGGACATCGTCTTGATCAGCGCGACCACCGCTCCGGTGACGACGCCGATGGCAACGCCGGCATTGGTCACCCCGTCGGCGGGGATCGTGGCGAGCAGCCACATCGACGCGGCGAGGATGGCGATGGCAGCGGCGACCGTGAGAAGCGCCTTGGCGTTGATCTGATTGGCCGTCGCGTCGAGGGTCTTACCGAGCGAACCCAGGAGCTCCTCGAAGGCCCCGATCGGAGCCTTGACGCTCTTGAAGGCATCGGCCAGCTTGTAGATGGCGGCGACGAGACCCCCGGCGAGGATCCAGTTGACGATCTTGGCGAACCCGAGGTCGCCCTCGTCGATGCGGAATGCCTCCTTGATCGCCTTCCCAACGCCACCGAAGACGGTCTTGAGGGCGTTGGTCAGCGGAGCAAGATCCTGCTTGATCTTGTTGAACTTCGCCGGCAACTCGGTCGTGAGCCAGTCGGCGAAAGCCTCCCATTTTGACTTCGCCTGGGAGGCCGCGGCCGATGCGCTCTCCTGCGCGCTCGTCGCGGCGGCCTGCACCTGGGATGTGTCGACGTTCGGAGCGCTGACGGAGGACACCGCGTTCTTCGCGGCGCCCACGGCGGAGCCGACCGAGGAGAACTTCTGCGCGAGCTTGTCGGCCCACGCGACGACCTTCGCGTCGAAGGCTTTACCCATCTCCCCGGCGAACTCCTTGACCTTCTCGTACGCCCGGTGCATCGCGTCCGCGATCTTGTAGACCGCAGTGGCGAAGCCCGGGGCGACGGCCATGACTCGTCCGGAGAACACCTCGCCGAAGATCGTCGCAACGGTCTTGGACTTCTCCGAGAGGCTGGTGAGACCGCTCTCGATCTTGCCCTTGACGGACTCTCCGAAGGCGTTGAGGGCGCCCTTCGCGGAGTCGACCGCGGGGGAGAACTTGGCAGCGATCGTGCTGGCGAAGGAGGAGCCCTTCTCGCGCAGCTTGTCCCAGCCCGCCGAGACCTTCTCGCCGGCGGCGTCCTTGAGACGGCCGAATGCGTCCTTGGCGCCGTCGATGGCTCCGGTGAACTTCGGTCCGAGCCAGTCGCGGAGTGCCGCCAGCTTGGCGTTCACCCAGTCGATCATCTTCCCGATCGGGTTGAGACTGGAGATCCACTTGTCGAGCGCGATCGGCCCCTTGGCGATGGCCGAGGCGACACCGAGGAAACCGGTCGTGGCCCCTCCGGTGAGAATGCCCACCAGACTGAGGACGCCGTTCGCGACCCAGGCGAAGAGCTTCCCGATCTGCTGGATCGGCCAGAGCATGATGTGCAGGACCGACCAGATGCCGGCGAAGGCCGTGCGCAGACGACCCGCATTCTCCTCGCTGAGGACGAATATCGAGGTGAGCTTCTCAAGTCCCTTGGCGAAGGTGGCGAGCATGTTGGCCGGTCCGCCAGTGAAGACGTCTCCGAACGCCTGTCCCAGCGCCTTGATCGGACGGACCACGGCGAGGACGATGTTGCGGATGGTGTTGATCACCGCGGCGCGACCGCCGAGATCGACGAATGCCTGCGCGACTCCGTTGACGGAGTCGAACATGCTTCCGATCGAGTTGGACACGGCGTTGCCGACCTCGGTCCACAGGGTCTTGGCCTGCTCGAAGTCTCCGATTATGATCCGCCAGAACGAAGCCCAGCCCGACCCGACGGCCTCCATCGAGGCGTCGACGACATCGGACCAGGTCTTGTACGAGGTGGCGGCCTCGAGGCCGGCCTTCGCGAACTGCTGGATCTGAGCGATCTGCTCGTCCGTGTAGCCCATCTCGCGGAGCTGCTCGTCGGTGAGGTCGCCGGTCATCTGGTTCAGGGTGTCCAGCATGACCTCGGCGGTCAGCCAGCCGTCCTTGAGGGACTCTCGGAAGGACCCCTCCTTCTCGATGTACTCGTCGACGGCCTCGCCGTGCATGCGCGCGGTGCGCTTCAGGGCCTCCTGGAACTGTTCGCCGCCCATGCCTGCGTTTACGATGGAGTTCCAGTCCATCAGCTTAACGCTGCCGGCGGAGATCGCCTGCGACAGCTGGTACATCGCGGTCGCGGCCTGCTGGGACGTGGATCCCGAGGCCGCCGCGACGTTCGACAGGCCCTTGATGGCCGATACGGAGTCCTTCAGTCCGACACCGGCGGACGTGAACATGCCGATGTTGTGCGTCATCTCGGAGAAGTTGTACTTCGTGAGATCCGCATAACGGTTCAGCTCGTCCAGAGCGGCGTTCACCGTCTGGATGTTCTCGCCCTTGCTCGCGGTGTTGGCGAGAATGGTCTGAACGGAGTTGAGCTGGAGCTCGTACTCCTTGAAGCCGTCGATGATCGGTTGGATCGCGAACGACTTCACCATGCTCACGCCGGCTTCAATGGCCTTGGTCGCGAGATTGCCCAGGGCCACCCCTGCGGCGGTGGCGAAGATCCCGACCCGGTTTCCGGCATCGGAGGCCCCGTTGGAGATCGAGGAGAAGTCGATGGCCCGGATGGAATCGGCGATCCCCGAGAGCGGAGACGAGCTGATCTTCTCGGACATCGACTGCTTGAGGCCCTTGAGGCCGTCGAGGGTGCTCTTCACACCGCTCATGAACTGACTGTTATCGAACTTCAGAGATACCACTCTGGACTCGACGCTAGCCATTCTTCACCGCCTTCCAGACCCCGTCCGCGATCTCGTTCATTATCGGTTCGATCGCCTTGGTGATGTACTGCCTGCCGGCGACGTAACCGCCGGTGCCGGTGCCGTGCCCGTACTCCAGGACGAGCGCGATGGGGACTCCGTTGACGATGTTCGTGTTCGTCCACGTTATCGTCCACCGGTTCCCCTTCTGACTGATCTCATACCCCCACGACCCGGCAGTCTTCCCGGTTCGTCGGGGGGTACTGGAGGCCAGAGCGCGGACGCCCTTCTCGCCGTAGCGCGACAGCTGAGCGGAGATTGACATCTTGCCGATCTTCGCGAGCCACGATTCGGTTTTCGGGAAGCCGCCCTTGGCCTCCAGTACCATTCCTCCCATTTTGAGCCTCAGGGAGCCTTGGCCAGGCCCAGCGACCCGTGCCAGCTGGCGTTCAGGGCCTTCTGGACCTTCGTGGTGGTGTCGACGCCCTGGACGCCGTCCTCCTCGAGGAGGGAGTCGTCGCCGGGGATGTCGGACATGTTCCAGAAGTGCTGGAAGCACTTCCAGGTCTTCTCGCCATCGACGCCATCGACCTCGAGCTTGTAGTCGCCGGTCAGCTTGCGGATCTCGTAGGCGTCGAGCGCCCCGTTGAGGAACGTCTGGAAGCGCTTGCACGCCTCCGTCCACGTCGCCGACGAATCGAGACCCATGACGCCGCGGAACCGGGCGCCGGTCTGGGCGCCCCAGACGCCGTCCTCGTCGATCCACCACGACGGCTTGGCCTGGGGAGTCGACGCCGAGCCACTGCCGACCCACGCGGGTCTGATGACGTAGGCGATCCCGTAGGACCGCTGACGACGCCAGACGCCGTTGCCCGCGGACTGCGAGCCGTACGCTCCGGACGAGGTGTTGCCCTCGATCGTCTGGAGGACCCCGTCGCCGAGGTTCGCCTCGACGATGCCGACGTGGTCAGTCGCGACCGTGCTGCTGTCCCAGTCGAAGATGACGACGTCGCCGGGCTCGGCTTCGCCGACGGACACGAAGTACGCATCCGGGTGGTTCCGGATGTGGGCGAGAGTGACGTCGGTATTGTACGAGAAGCCGCCGATGGCGTCGATCTGTCCCGCCTCGTCGAAGCACATGCTCACGAAGAGCATGCACCACCAGATCGAGGTCGACGGACCGGCGAGCCATGCCTGCCCGGTCTTGCGAGCCCAGTACCTGCCCGCCTCGGACCCGGGCTCCGGGTCGTCGGGGGCGTAGTACCCGATTCGCTTGGCGGCGTGATAGAGGACGTCGGCGGGACCGCTCATGCGATCACCTCCGGCGTCTGAGGAACGTCATCGCCGCTGTCCTCGAAGGGATCGCCGACGCTCCTGGTGAGATCGGCCTCCTGCCGATCCTGTGGATCGCTCATATAACCTCCTATTTTGAGCGGGTTCACTGCTTCGGCGGAAGGGCTTCGAGCGCGACTCGCGCTCGGAAGGTGAATCCCTTCCAGTCGACACCGAGACTCCTCGCGCCCTCGCCCAGCTGCCGGTTCGCGATCTGCGTGTACCACATCGGGCGCCCGTAGGTCTTGAGCTTGGTCACGGACGCGGCGTCGAGCGTGTTGGCCGAGGAGACGATGCTCCCGGCTGGCGGCGGAGGGTTGACGACGGGATCTTTGTGATAGTGGACGACCTGTTCGGCATCCGGGACGACGGCCGCGTACCGGGTGCGCGCATCGGCGTCGGTCGGACCGGTGTAGAACTTGACGTACTTCGAGGCGTCGTCGCCGAACACGGTCTTGACCATGGCGGCGATGTTGTTCTCGATGCGCACGTTCCACGACTGGCTGCCGTCCTGAGGGAACTTGACACCGTTGAGCACGAGGCACCCGACGTTGAGCTCCTTGCAGAGCCTGAGACCCTCTTCGAAAGTGGCGATCTTCCCGCCCTTCGTCTTGAGGCCCCTCAGAGCCTCGAGAGTCGTCTGGTTGATGCTGGGGCTGGTCCCCTCCGTCATCGGGAGCGTGTTGGCGAACGACAGCACGAGCACATTGTCCGATGTGCTCCGGACCCAGAACACGAAGCCGTCCGCGCCGTCTGAAACGGCCTTCCGGAGCCTCGCCTCGGATGCGACGACTTCGTCCTCGTCCCAGTAATGGGCGTTGAACGCCGCGAGATGCGGCTCGTCTCGGAACGGGTTCGGAGCGGGCGGCGCAGGAGGCTCAGCGTGCTCCGTCTTCGGCCGGCGGAAGAACGTATCCCGATAGGCAACGGCGAACTCCGCGGCGAGGGCCTTGCCGTACGCCTCGGATCCGGACCACGTGGGGTGCGTGCCATCCGAGTGCAGGTAAATATCCCTGTTACCGTCCCCCTTCGGGGTGCCGACCTGTCCGGTTCCCGTGAAGCAGATCGACTTACGGCGAACCGGCGCCTCCGCCAGGGTAGAACCGGACCAGTTCTTCCAGAACTCGTAGCCGACGCCCTCGAAGTAGGCGACGTCTCCCGCGGAATACGGCTTGCCCTGAGCGAACGCGGTCGCGTTTCTGATACTCGTGCCGATCTGGTCGATGTACGCGATCGGGTAGTCCTCATTGAGGCGCTCAACGAGGGCCCTCATCTTCTGGTTGATGTCAGAAGTGGCGTCGGCGAACGTCGGAGGCGGAGCCGTCGGCTGGATGCCGGCCACGATGATGGGAATATCACGTCGCTTGCTCCACACCTTCCGATAGGCGGCCTCGGCGGCGGTCGCCACGGCATTGCCGTCCCCCCGGGCCCTGTCGTTGACAGATCCGAAGAAGAACAGGACGTCCGGGTCGCCGGCGAGGACGGCGTCGATCCGGCTGTCGTCACCGAACACGGCCCTTCCGCCCTGCCCGGGACTGAGGTAACCGGTTCCGGTCTGGTAGGACGGGATGACGTCGGCGTGCAGCTCCCTGCACATGACCGAGGCCACCCCGAGATAGGACGGAACCCCGTTCTCACCCTCGGTGAAGGAATCCCCGATGACGCCCACGGTGAGTCCGCGGATGGGCGCGAGCTCGTTGAGCACCTGCCCGTAGGACACCGAACCTCCGACTCGGATCGGAGCGGCGGTCGGAGTCTCCCCCACGACCTCGACGAGGTATGTCTTCTCGGAGGGCTGAAGATCCTTCGACCCGGGGCGGAGAACCGCCGAGGTGCCGGGCAGCCCCATCCTCTCGGCTCGTACGATGGGTTGCTTTCGCATGATCACGACGGAATAACGGCGTCGACCGTGAGGGTACCGGTTCCGCTGATCTTCCGGGGAATGACGGGAAGGTTGGTCTTCGGGAACTCGAAGAGGTAGATGCCGGCCTCCAGGTTCGCCGTGGTTCGGGTCTTGTCGAGGAAGATGCCCTTCTTCTTGAGGTCCTCCTCCTTGACGGTCAGCGGGCGAATGACAACGGGAGTCGAGAAGACGGTCCCGTACTGAACGGTAGTTGCCATGATTCTCCTTACACTTGGATTGACAGTACTGTGGATACGGCGGAGACGATGGACCCCCGTGCGCCCTTCGCCGCAGCCGCGTCGATCTGCGCCTTGATGGAGGTGATGTGAGAGACCACCGGCTTCCCGGTATCCGTCAGCGTCTTCCAAATATCCGCAGACGCGTCCCACGACATCGAGGGGATGTCAATGTGCGCGCCGTTCACGAAGTCGTTCCACCATGCGGAACCGACGGACGACGGATACGCATACCCCCAGGTCGAATATCCGCGAAGCTTCATCGCCTGGAAGAACGCCTTGTTGTCCCCGAAGAACTTCATGATGGTGCGGTCGCGACGATCCTTGAAAATATCATGAATCTCGTCGTAACGGGCGAACGAGCTCTTCGGATCGAAGACTATGACGCCGTCCCCGTAATGCTCCAGAAGCCAATCGAGACGACACGGCGTCTTCCCGGTCCCCTTCAGCGCCTCGACGACCTCCGACCATGTCATCGTGGACGTCGAACGATCCGGCCCCCCGAGGCTCTTCAGATTGTTGTCATGGTTCTGGAACCAGACACCGTCGACGGTCCTCGCGGCCGAGAACTCGAGGGCGTCGACCCCGTGCGCCACGGAATCGGTGTAGCCCTGTGCCGTCCCCTCGACCCAGCCCTGAGAGCCTCCGCGATGGGCCACGATGAAGCCGCTCTTGGCGAGCAGGGCCGCGGTGGTCTCGACCAGGGACGGCATGACTCCGGCTCTCCTGGCGAAGACCTCATCGCGGTTCCTCCACACGGAGAGGACGCACGGCTTGGTCGTGCCGCCCTCGTAGACGGACACGTTCTGCAATGGGGCCGGAACGGGTCTGACGATGGAGAACGCGAGCCACGCCGCGGGGACCTGCCCCGGGGGACCGACGACGGGCGTGTGGGACGTGCGGGCCACACGAAGGGCGGACCACGACTTCTCGGTCGAGACCGTCGCCTTTCCGGTGAACACGATGTCGCCGTCGAGAACGGTCCACTCCATCAACGGATTCGCAGACGGCCCGTGACTCTGGGAGACGACGTAGGACTCCCGCTCAATTGTCGGCACTCCCTCGGCCCAGGGCGGGTCGCCGGGACGCACGTCGGCCTCGCCGTCGAAGATCATCAGGAACGCGTTCTGTCTTGCGCCCCAGAACTGGCTCTTATTCGCCCACTGGACGTCCTGGGTCTGAGCGGGATCGGTGATCAGGCGTCGAGCGAAGTAGCCGCACCTGGTGATCCCGACGATCTGCTGCTGGGCGACACCGGTCCATCCCTCCGGGACGGTAAGATCGCCGGGCGACGCTTGTTGACCACTCATTATGAGGACGGCGGTGTCACCGACTCTGGAGGTGGCGCTGAGCGTCGTCGCCTCGCCCTTGAAAGCCTCCGCATGGGCGAATCCTCGTAGCGCGATGCTCATGGCGCCCGGATCACGAGGGTCCCCTCGGGCGTTCCCGGGGGAACGGGGTCCGTGACACCGAGGCGGAGGAAGCCCCCGCCCGATGCCCCGATGCCGGAGGAGAGGAGGTCGTCGGGAGTCAGACTTCCGGCGAGCATTCGCATCTCGGTGTCGAACTGACCCTCGTTCGACTCGATGTTGTAGTAGCCGTCGTCGGTCGTGATGTCCACCACGACTCCGGGGCGGATCGCGAATCGCTTCTTCTTGAGATCCGCCGCCCCGTTGACGACGGGATTCACCAGGATCGTCGTCGGGCACGCCGTGAGCACGCCCTTGATGTTAGCCACGTCTTGCTCTCCTTCTCGCCGCTTCGGCGTTCCGCATGGCGTTTAGCCTGTCGCGCTCCGCCAGTGCCGACGGAGTCGGTTTCCGGTTCTTCTTCGGATCCTTGAGCACCTGAACGGTTCGAATGAGAGTCAGCAGCCGATTCAGGTGCCAGTGCTCCACGTCCCCGTAGGGGATCTCGAGGAGGGTCAGCCAGGCGTAGATGAGTTCCGAGGTGACGATCTGCCGCTTCGGAGATGTTCCGGTGTGATCCGTGATCGTCGTCGCGGTCATCTTGTCCTGTATGTAGTTGTTGACCTTGAGGAAGTCCTCTTCTCGGAAGCGCATGAGCACGGTCATCGGAACGTCAGGATCCGCCATGCACGAGACGTAGTCGAGCATCTCCTCGGTCGACCGCTCCTTCGGTCCGAAGAACGGAACCTTGTTTCTCCCCTCCCATTTTGACAGGGAGATGAGGGAATGCTCGAGCCGCACCGTCAACGCCGGCAGTCTGACGAACTCCTCAGCAGCCTCATCCCATCCGTCGACTTCCGGCAGGTGCAGCTCGAGCATTCCCGGTCTCCTAATTCGCGGCCTTCATGAGGGCCACGAGTTCCGTCGGCGTGGGGAGCTTGGCGGGATCCGTCTTCCGCCCGTAGAGGACGTCGAGCGCTGCCTCCATCTTCTTCGCCGGAACCTTCCGACTGTCCAGCTCGAGACGCGCCGAGGGGCGCAGTCCCGGCACTGGCACGGGAACCGACTCGAACTCCCACGAGAAGGACTTGTACTCGGGGGACTCGTTGATGGTGCTGTTGTCCTGCGAGGACGGCGACGCGGTGTTACCGTAGGTGAGATGGATCTTGTAGCCGATCTCGGTCCCATTGGAATCGAGGATCAGAGTGCGCCACGAGAAGCCGAAGGGCTGCCTCTGCTGGCCCGTGGCGTACAGACCCTCGACCGCGGCGTCGATGAGCTTGGTGCCGTCGCACTCACGGAAGGACTCCGGGAAGCGGAACGCCTCGATAGTGCCCTTCGAGGTCTCGGCGCCGCGAAGAGTGCCGTACAGGATGTTGTCGGCGTACATCTTCTGGGCCTCGGCGCCCTCGGGCGACATGTTCACCGCGGTGAGGCCGTCCCAGACCTCGGCCTTGTTGTACGCGCCGGTCTGATCCAGTCGGTAGATGACGCCGTGATCGGCGCCGTTCTCTCCGGTCCGATTCTCGATCTTGTCCCATTCCAGGGCTGCCATGATTCTCCTTATTGGAAGATGTCGATGATGTCGTGATGGAGCCCCTCGGACACGAAATGCGAGACGTAGTCGCTGCCCCGGAGATCCAGGATGCGTTCGATCGCCGGGTGATCCGGCAGTCTGGATATTACGGTCGCCCGGTACTGGGGGATTCGCGCGTAACCGCGATTATCGGCGTACGCCTGCCAGTACTGCGTCTTCTCGTACACGATCGCCGGATACGAGATCTTCAGATTCACGGGCGGATGATAATACACGTTGTTCGATCCGAGGATCTGAACGAGAACCTGGTGAAGGTCATCCCTCGTCATTGTACCGCGCTCCGAGAGTCAAGTACAGCCGGGGGCGCCGAATATCCGTGTACACGACGAGCCACTTCTCCCCGCCGAACTCGGCCCACCGGATATCGAAGGGGTGCGTGAACGCGTACTCGTCCCCCACGATCGAGATGATCTGACCGGACTGCACCTTCCCGTTCGGGTCCGAGCCCATGCTGTAACGATGGGCGTTGGTCGTGACGTTCCCCCGGTATCTTCGGATGACGGGAGTCTCGACGAAGATACCGGGGGCCGTCTCTTCGACAGAGGAGAACGCGATTCTGCCGAAGTATTTCACGATCGCTCAGTTCATCTCGGGAAGCTGAGGATCGGTCGACTTCTTCGGGTCCTTCTTGGCGCCGGCCACAGGAGCGAGGGCACCGGTGACGATCACAGCGGTCCCGGGGTCTCGAAGCGCGCCGGAGCACCTGGTCTCCTGAAGGGCCTTCCGCTGGTTGTGGTCGATGTCGAACCCCTCCATCGAGGTGAGCTGGCCACCGTTGTCGGTTCCGACGTTGTAGTCGCTCGGGAGGAAGAAGACGCCGAACACGTCCCGCAGGCCGCCCTCCAGCTGGATCTTGGCGCCCTTGAGCAGGGGGACGTTGACGAACCCCGAGCATCCGATGGCGCTGGCGAGCTCGTCCCGCGTCCTGTAGATCCGACGACCCTGCTTGTCACGCAGCCACGTGAGCCGGTCGATGGTGCGCTTGGGCGCCCAGAACAGAGGCTCGCTCTTGCCCCGGTACTCATCCAGCATGTACGTCATCTCCTCGACGAGGAGATCGAGGTTGGTCTTGACGTCGAGGGCGTCGGAGCTCAGCGCGTACTTCGGCGCGTAGAGGTCGTCCTCGGCGAGAATCGGGCGAATGCAGTCCGGGTTGATCTTGTCGGCGGAGTCGGCGTCGCGGCCATCGCCGATGAGGAACGCGCGAGCGAGCTCCTCATTCATGTCGATGGTGAGCTGCCGCTTCATCCACTCCCAGATGTCGATGGTCGTGATGTCGAGCTGATCGTCACGGTCCAGCTTGGTCTTGACAACGACCGTCGTCGGTGTGGTCTGCCGCTTGAGGCTCTTGTACACGGTGTCGTACTTGAGCGAACCCGTGATGTAACCGCGGGCCCGGATCTCGTCGCCGGTGAGAACGGCGTACCGGGACCGGAAACGGGAGAAGGGGAGATGGGTGACCCCGGAGACCAGCCGGTTGGCCCAGGTCTGATCCCTTCGGAGCTCGGTGATGCCGCCGGTGTCCTTGGGCTCGGGGAAGAGCATCTCGGGATTGGAGATCCCGTAGCTCTCCGCGTGAACAAGGAGCGACTGCTTGAACGTCATCCCCTTCTTCATATCGGCGCCGATGGCCGCGACAGCCCCGGCGACGTCGACGTCATCCTGCTTGAGGTCGGAATCGGACCCCCGCTCGAAGACGTTATGGGTGGTGGGGCTCACGTCGGAGTCCTTCCTCTCGGTTTCGGTGGTGTCGTCCTCGCCGGCGGTTCGGACGGTTTCGAGGACGATCGCCGCGACGGCGCGCTTCTGCTCCTCGGTCATCGCGTCGTAGATCTCCCCGACGGTCTTCTCCTTGGAGTCGTCCTCGGTCTTGTCGTCGGACTTCTCATCCGAGTCGTCGTGCTGGAGGACGAGCGGCTCGCCGCTCTCGATGACGATCTCGCCCTCGTCGGTGTAGTAGGTGCCGTCCTCGCCGGAGTGCTCGAGCGCGACATCGTAGATGCGGGCCTCGGGGTTGGCCGGGCGGAGAACGAGCGAGACTTCGACGAGATCCGCGTGGCTGACCACGTTGCCCCGGCGCTGGACGTTCTTGGCGTAGATGGACATGGCGCCCAGAGTGCCGGACCTCACCTGCTTACGGGCATTGTCTCCCTGCGGGGTATCATCGAAGAACACCTTGGCGCGGACTCCGCCGCTCTCGTGCTTGAGAATGGCGTGCCCGAGCAGCTCGGACGACTCGGTGTGATTGTGCTGATAGACAACGGGAATCTTGTTCCCGTCCTCATGGGCGAATGCCCCGTTCCCAATGGTGACTCCGTCGGAGCACCGGACCCCGTATCGGGTGGCCCACCCCTCGCAGTCGGGAGTTCGGGAATTACCTCCCATTATGAGACCTCCTCGGTCGTCGGTTTAGGGACGTCCGGAGGGGACGTCGAGTTGATGTTCGCGTTGACGAGCTTGTCCGCGCGCGGATCACTGGCCCGCATGAAGCCGAGCTTCGCACGGGCCTCGTTCGACGTCATCACCTCGGCGGAGGTGAGCGCCTGGACGAGATCGCCCATGGAGGACATCGGAACGAGTTCGAACGGATCCCTGAACCACGCGATCCGCTGTCCGCGACCTCGGGCGTTCTCCCCGAGGAACGCGTAGGACATCGTGGTCGCGATCTCACGGAGAATCGGGTTGAGGGTCCGGGTCTGGTACACGAGCATCTGCTGCTCGGTCGCCGTTCCCTCGAAGATCTCCTTGGAGATCCCGAGCGCCGAGTAAACCTGAGTGGTCAGCCACTCGACCTGGGCCATCAGATTGTTCTCCGAAGCCCGGTTGAGCTGCGTGACCTTCTCGGTGTCGTCGATCCAGCCGACCCCGTACTTGCTGTTCTCCATCTGGCGCTCAAGAGACTTGCGCCGGCGTTCGGCGCGCTGCATCTGACGCTCGCTGGAGACGCTGTAGGGCAACTGAATGATCAAATCGAGCTTCCCCGACCCGGACTGCTCGTCGATGGCATCGAGAAGGACCAGTTTTCGAAGGAGACGACGAAGATCAGAGGTCGCCTCGTTCATCACCATGAACATCGGATTGTTCACGATGGCGACGAGATCCTTCTCGATGTTGATCTCCTCGCGCTGGCCCGTTCGGTCGTTGTACAGCGAGATCCGAACACTTCTCGGATTCCACTGAGTCACAGTCCCCACCCTCAGGGAGAGGACGTCGAACTCCTCGGTGTAGAACGGGTTCGCGGTGGTGTCCGTGGCGACAATCGCGGCGTGCCCGTTCTCGAACAGCGTCCAGACGACGTCCCGAAGAAACGCGGACCAAGTCTGATCGACATTGGCCATGAACCGGAAGCACTTGTCGAGAGACGACGGAATGTCCTTGGAGTACTCCCCCGAGTCGGTCTGCTCGATGTGCCGGAACGTCGTTGAGGCGACGTCGATCGCGATCTGGTTGTACAGCTTCGTGGTGAACTGGTTCGCGGTGGTTCGGAAAGGACTGAAGAGCATCGAACCGTATCGACTGCCCGAAGTCCCCTCGTCGACCTCTCGGCGCCTCTTCGAGGAGAAGAAGTCGAAGACGCTCTCGAACTTCCTTAGCGTTGATCTGAGGCTCAACCGCCCTCCTTTCTAATCGAAGCGGTTGCGATGGACCTTGTATGCGATGTACGCGTCCATGAGGGCGGCGACCGCGTCGATCTTCTGCTCCCGCTTGGCCTTGTAGAGCTTGCGGTTGCCGTTGGTGTCCGTGAGGGCGATCGCATTCCCCATCGCCCATTGCATGAGCGACTGGTCGAATACGAGAAGCCGTTCCGACGCCAAGATCTTGATCTCCCCGAGCGGAACCGACTCCGTCTTCGCCCCCTGGATCACCTTCTCGATGCCGTGGGCCCCGTGACGCTGCTCCCAGCGCTGAACGAAGTCCTTGGCGTTGTAAGGATCGTACCCCATGGCGTACACGTCGTACTCGGACCGCTCGATGTACCGATCAAGATCCTCGTAGACCTCGATCATGTCGAGAACGGTCCGCTCCATGACCTGAAGCGACCCCTCGTTGATGAACTCGTCATACTTCGCGCGTGCGGCGGCGGGGAGGGCGTTCAACGTGTGCGATGTGATGTAACACCGCGTCTTCACACCGAAATCTCCGCCTTGCAGCGGGAACAGGAACGTGAATGCGCAGAAGTCGTCCCCCTGCGAAAGGTCGGCGCCCATCGCGCACGACATGCGCCAGAACTCGACCTTCTTCTTACGGGCGAGCGTCTCCTCGTAGGTGAAATAGTACGTGTACCCCTCCATCGGAATGCCGAACATCTTCGCCAGAATATCATTCCGCAGAGAAGGGTTCGCCTCCGCTCGCGACACGGCTCGCTGATACGCCTCGTAGGAGATGGTCTTCCCGATGTTCGGATTGGCCTTCAGCCACTTGTCCGGGTCGCCCACCTCCTCGACGGCGTCGAGACGGTAGTGCCATATCGAGGTGTGGGGATCGTACACCTCCCCCTTCAGGATCTTCAGGAGCTCCATCTTCTTCGTGTCTCCGACGCCGTTGCGCACGGTCCCCTCGGAGGATGTCGCGATGATCATCCATCCGGGGACCTTGGACGCGCCCTGCTCCAGGGCTTCGACGACGTCCTCGCGAACGTCCCCCGAGAGCCACTCGTCAACGGTGTTGATCTTGGAGCGGAGCCCCTGGAGTCTATCGACCGCCATGGGGCGGACCTCGATCAGGGAGTCGGTGATGAAGTTCTGGATGCCCTTCTTCGTGGGGTGGAGCATGGGGCGGTTTGCCCGGTTTCCCGTGGTGTTCTGCAACGAGCCCTCGGTGAGGAACGCGAACAGAGGGCCTCGGGCCCTGGCGATCGCCGTCTTGATGGGGCCCATGATCTCCTCGGCCTGGATCATCGTCGGGGCCACGACCACCTGACGGGTCGTGGTCGTGTCGATGTTCAGCATGTACGATTGGATCAGGGAGGAGTACATGGATTTGGCCGCGCCCCGGCCGACGATCAAGTACTGCTTGTCGACGAGACGGTGCTTGACCTGGCGGGTCTCGTAATGCCCGCTGACGCCGTTCTCATTGGGGACGTAGACGCTCTGCTCCTCGAAGTAGAACCAGGCGAGCAGCTGCTCGGCCCAGACCCTGAACGATGGAAGAAGGGTGAAGGAGTCCCCGTTGGTGAGCGTGCACTCGTTCTCGCAGTACCTGACGAACCCGTCGATCGCCTCGTCGTCGTAGTAGTACCTCGGGTCCTCCACAAGATGGTCGATCCGGTTCATCTCCATCGAGATCTCCCGGCACACCGGGATCTCGCCGGATAGGACGGCGCGTTTGAACTCGGCGTAGTGATGAGGGATCGCGGTGTTCGACAGCATGATCAGTAATTCGAGCCCCGAAGGACGATCTCTCGACTGATCGAGCGCACCGTCGCATCGGGAACGCGAACGGGTCCCGAGGGCTTCGTCTGCCGTGCGCCACGACCGGCGCTTCGTCCTCGCCCGCCGAAGAAGCGGCGCTTACGCGTAGAATCGCTTTCGCCGCTTCCACCTTTTGGGTAGCCTTCCCCAGAGGGTGCGGGCCGGCCTGTCTTAGGAGTGTCCTGTGGAGGCGGCGGGGACGACGGCTCGTCCTTCTTGGGAGAGTCGGCGCTCTTCTGCTCGGGCTCCTTCGCCGCCTTCTTCTCGTCCTTGGGCTTGGCCTTCTCCTGCTTGCTCCCATTTTGAGAGGCGTTCTTGATCTCCTCGACGATGTTCCGGACGTCGTTCACCGTCGCGTTCTTCTTCCCCTTCTCCTTCTTCTGAGAAGCGGCGAAACCGGGGATGACACGATCGAGAGCCTGCGTCCCGATGTGAGTGAGCGCCTTCTTGCCGAGATCGCGCCCCGTATCGTACAGGATGCTCTCGACGAGTTCGCGCCCCTTCGACTTCGGAGGCGGGGGCTTCTGCATGAGGGACTCGAGCTGACGTTCGAGCTGAATCCGACGGATCTTGCTCTGGAGCTCGGCGTCTGTCATGTCCCGAACGCGCTTGTGTCCGCCCTCGGTCTCGACGGAGGATCCCTCGACCTTCGGTTTCCTCTTGGACGGGGGAGTCGAACCCCGAGTCGTGGGCTTTCGAATCCCCCATTTCATTCCGGGGACGCCGAATTGCTTGAGTACGGTCATTTCGCCTCCTCGGCTATGTCTCGTATCCGGTACTTGTACTCCGACAGGACCTTTTCGAGGGGCGCGACATGGAATGAGTACTGCGGAGGATCGAAGACCAGTCTGGTTTGGAGGTAGACGACGTTCTTGACGATCGACAGTCTGGGATCCCAGTACACCGCCGACCATTCGAGGGTCGGCGTGCATGTGAGAGGGCCGCAGGCGCCGAGATCGTTGAGAACGGCCAGAGCCGAGTCGATGTGCATCATCACGTCGGTGTCGAAGGTCGTATCCTCGGGGTCGATGCCGAGATACTGCTTCACATCGGATAGTACGGTCATCTCACCTCCAGGGAATCATGTCGTTCGGACGGCGCTCGACGAACGCCGGGATCGGCGGACGATCGAGACCGAAGTGTATGGCGTTGTGCGTGTCGTGAGACACCGCGATCAGGAACTCCGGATCCAGAATATCGGGATTGCGGCAATCCAGATCCTCCTCGGTGATCGGGTTCATATGATGCACCAGGATCTTCCCGGGTATCGGATGATCCGGATGAGCCAGATCGTAACCGGAATCCCGAACGATCACATGATCGCGAACACGACGCCACGCCCGACTCCTGTAGAACACCTGATTCAAATATCGAGCCCAACCGAAAGTCGGCTCGCCGACGGTTCCCTTGATCTTCAGGTAGTCGAAGCGGTCGTTGTAATCCGGAAGCGACATCAGATGAGAATATGTCCTAGTCATCCGCGTCCTCCGAACTGCGATAGGACCGGAAGGCCGCGATGGCGTCGGCTGCGATCTGTCCGCGATCCGTCTTGGCCCGGGTCTCGTCCGTACGGGCGACGAGGAGGTCCCTCTCCTTCAGGGCCTTCTGCAATTCTATCTCCGCTCGAAGGGACCCGAGCCTCAGAAAATGGACCAGAACGGTCGTCGGGGCCTTCCGGGCCTGTAGAAGCTCCTCGGCATTGCGCATCGCAAGACCTATCAGCTTCGTCTCCATCGCCTCCGGGGTCTCCGGGGGCGATCCGATGGCGTTGTCCTCCTCTTCCATCGCGTTCCTTCTCCTTTCCGCGACTCAGATCTGCCCCCTCGAACCGGCGAAGTGAAAGGAGAAAGCCCTCTCCGGGTCGAAGAGGCGGATCCGAATCGCGAATCGGCGGAATCCCACCGGGGATATTTTCTCGGGGGCGGCGATGCAGAGGGGGGGTGTCTTTTGGAGGGTACTCCCCCCTCTGCAAGCGCCTCCTTCCAAGCGCTGTCACTCGTAATCAGTCTCTTGAACTTTCATGTAAAGTTCAGGAAACAGTTCAACGAGTTCATCAATCGCCAATTGAAGTGAATTGAATTGATCGAACTCACTAGCATCCGTGCTGCCCTGCCAGAGGTGGTCGAGGTAAGAACAAGTGTTGTACCCAGCAAGGATGTCGTAGTGAAACCAATCATCGAACTGCGCGAAAGGACTGTATGGATTGTCCTTCGTGGTGATGGCCCACTCTATCATCAGATACCCTCATCCTTCATGAGGCGCACCACGGATGAAGCACTCATGCCACATGCCTCTGCGATCTCGTCGTTGGTGTAGCCCCGATTCTTGAGCAGTCGAATCTTGGCCTTCTTACCGGCTGAGACTGAGGCGGCGGCTTTGGGCGTCGCCAGAGCACGGACCCTGTCGGTGTCGGTGTTCTGGATGATCTCATCGAGCATGTTGTGGGAGATGGCCCCCTCCTGAATGGCCTTCCACTCCCTGTCAGTGATCTCGATCTGATAACGGCGGGCCCCTGTTCTGGCCCTCGCCTCGCCCAGCATCCGCCTTTCCATCTTGGCCCGGGCGTCCTTGTCGGTGCGGAGCTCCGGGTTGTCCTGGAGCGCAAGACGAGCAGCAGCATTAGCCACGACTTGAGCCTGTCGCTCCCTGGGCTTGGCGGCATAGGCCCGTTTCAATTTGCCCTTGAGGGATTCGACCTCGGGGGCGTATTTGACCTTGGCCGCTTTCGACTGGGGGAGCTTTCCAACACGGAGGGAGGCAAGTCTCGCATCCCTCGCCATCTGCTTGAGAGCGTTGGCGTGATCGGCGTAGACCCCTTCCATCCTGGTGCCGGATGAGAGGGAGCGGGCGTCCCTGACGGAGGACATCTTGGGGATGGTCTCCATCTCCGGGATCCACTTGTCGGTGGTCTCCCAAGTCCCATCGGGCCGCTTGATCTTGGCGAAGTGCCCTCTTCCGGTGGGCACTCTGACGAGATCCCCCGTCTTCGGGTCGATGGCTCCGCCCTCACTGGCCCTTCGAGCCCTGGTCTGCTCCCTGTAAACAGGGGACTTGGCTCTGGAGACCAGCGTGGCTGCGCCGCCCATGGGTCCGCTCTGGTACTTCTTGCGAAGCCCGGCGATGTCGTTGTCCTTCTCGGACTGCTGCCAGTCGAGTTCGTGCTTGGCGGCGTCGATGACGGTCATGCTGTGACGAACCGCCCTGGCGATCTCGGCCTTGGTCGCCCCTCGAATGGTCATGTCGGTGATGAGGTTGGAGACGCGGCCCATCTGCATCTGGGTCTGCGGTCCCTTCTTCATCACCTTCATGCCCTCACGTTTGGGATAGGCCCTTTTGGGGTCGTATCCCTCGAGTCCTCGAAGGGGCGGAGTCGAGCGAACCTTGCCGTCGTTGTTGGGCACGACGAGGACGAAGTCCCCATCGAAGTCCGCCCCCGACAGGCGTTCGGCCACGGAGTGATGGACTCCGATGGCGTCCTTGGCGTTCTTCCCGATCCGAGCGATGGCCCTCTTGTGCCGGTTGTTGACCGTGAGCTCCGGGATCTCGAAGGTTCCGGCGTGCGGATAGCGCACCAGAGCCACTCGTTCGCCATGCTTGTAGTTCGGCGCGTAGACCTCGGTGGGTTTCATGCTCGGAACGGGGAGCATGACCTGGATGGACTGCCTCGGATAGGGAGCGGCCTGCAAGGAGACGGCCTTCGCATCGCACTCGTCGGCGAAGGACTCCAGGAGCTTCTTCTTGATGACCGGGTTCGTGAGACGCATGATCTCGTCGAACTCGGCCCTCTGTTTGTCCCGGGTGACCTTGAGCTGCTTCTTCGCCTGGGAGAGGAGCTGCTTGCTGAGGTACTGAGAGGGGAGCGTTCGGGACCAGGCGTCCCAATCGCCCTCCTCCCTGACGTAGTTCAGCGCGGAGAGCTTGCTCTTCCCGGTCTTCGGATCCTTGTACTGGCGCTGCGTGACCGTGGCGCCGAAGGGGTTCCTGGGATTGTCGGGATCAGCCGGCTTGAGGACCGTGTTGTCCTTCGGACCCGTCATGGGCGTTCCCCGCTTCTTATTGGTGTTGAAGCGGACGTCGACGCCCTTCGGGAGGTCGTCGGCGTACACGGCCATGCCCTTGAGGTAGTGCGTCCCGTCCACGGAGATGCGGACCTGGGCGTACACGCCGTTGGCAATGGTGAGCTCGGGAACGCCTCGACGGAGCTCGATGACGCCGTCCATCTTGGAGCCGCCGTCCTCGTCGTAGACCACCTTCACCCTCTTCGAGGAGATGGGGGTGGGCTTCTGCATGACGCCGGTGAGCTTACCCCCGGTGTCGATGTGGACCATGGGGGCGCGGATCTCCCCGATGTGCTCCATGACCTCCGACTTCTTCGTTCCGGGAGGGGTGAGCACCTTGAGCGTGGTGAACTTGCTCTTCCCGGTGCCGACCTGCCTGATGAAGACCTCGTGGGACTCGTACCCCTCGTCCTTCAGCATCTGGACGGCCGTTTTGAGCTGGGTGGTGGAGCAGTCGAGCGCGATCTCCGTGCCGAGGCCGTACTCGATGTACTTGTGCTCCTTGATGTTCTCCTTGAGCACCTGGGCTGCGGTCTCGGTCTTGGCGCTCTTGGCGAGCATGCCGCCCTCGGAGAGGGTCTTGGCCGTCGTGGTGGAGACGCCGAGCTTCTCCGCGATGGCGGAGTAGGACATCCCCTTCTCCCGCATCTGACGGGCCCTGGCGACGTCCCCCTCGCGCTTGGCGCTCTTGGCGGCGGTCTTCCTGGCTCGGAGCTCCGTGGTGTTCATCCCGAGGGCCTCGGCGACCTCGGTCTCCTTCATCCCCAGCTTCTTCTGTAGGCGGGAGACCTCTGCGAGGAAGTCGGTGGACGTCTGGTAGGGATCCTTGCCGGACCCCCACTTGTAGCGCCCGGAGTGAGGCGTGGAGCCCTCGTGGGGCCTTCCGGAATGCGCGAGATCACTCATCGACGGGGTCCCCCCTCTTCATCTTCTCGATGGCGGTGTCGAAGTCGACGATGGTGGCCATGATGGACGAGATCTCCTCGGGGTTCGGTCGAACCTTGAGGATCTCGTCGTTCTGATAGATCCGGAGCTCGGAGGTGTACTCCGAAGGGGGGATCTCATACTCCAGGGAGAAGAGGGCGGCGTACACCAGGAGCTGGTTGATGCTCGCGGGCGTGACGCCGGTCTTGAGGTCGTGCACTCGGAGCAGAGAGGCCCTCTCGTCGAAGAGGATGGCGTCGGCGGTCCCGAACGCATTGACGGAGTAGAACAGCGGCTGCTCCGGCGTCATGCCGAAGCCGATCGCGTCATTGACGTACGCGTTGATGGTGACTCGGTTACGGGGCATGCGGATGCCGAGGCGGATGTGCTCCGCGGCGAGGGCGTGGAGCCTCGTTCCGAGTGCGGCGGCCTCGTGACGGCGGAATGCCTCGACAAGAGCGCTGGGATCGTAGTTGATCCAGTGGTACTTGCTCGGCGAGAGGAAGGCGTGCAGTCCCTCCAGCTTCGGATGCTGATTGAAGATCACGCCGCGTCCTTCTCGGCGAGGAAGGCCAGGTTGTCCTTGACCTGAGCGATGTTGCCCGGGAAGACCGTCCACGCCGTGTGGCGCATCTTCCTGAAGCGGTCGAGGTAGTACTGCTGGTTCGGTCTGTAAGAGGAGGGCGTCGGTCGAGCCTTCTTGACCTCGAGGAGGACCGTAACGCCTCCGGGGAGGAAGACAGTGAGGTCCGGGATGCCCTGACGCGACGTCGCGTCGTTCTTGAGGCAGATGCCACCGAGGTGGCGTTCGACGTGGCGGACGATCTCGTCCTGGATCAATCCCTCAGGGTTGCGCTTCGACATGATTCTCCTTTCCGTCGAAGACGAAAGGCATGCCCCTTGCGATGGGCAAAAGGGCGGTCCCTTTCACTATGAGCCATGTGTTTATGCCCCAACTACCGAATGTCAATGAAGATTTGGGACGGTTGGGGCTGAAGTGTACTCCAGTATACGGATGTTAAACTTTCGGAGGGTCACTA